AATCAGTTCTTCCAGTACTGAGGCATTGGCTTTCAACGCCTCACTTAATTCCATCTTTTCCATAATATTTTTTATTTACCAGTTTCAGTTTCCAAATTGTTTTTCTTATAATCCTGCCATGAGTCGGCGAGCTGCCCCACCGAAGCGGAAGTGTAGAGGTCAAGTATATGAATCTCGTCATCGGCAAGCTCCACAAGCTCGTTCCGATAGATCTTCTCCGCAAGCACGTGCGCCGGAAGACCGGGCACGTTCCTGTAAATGCCGTCAGCAATATCCTTACGGATATCCGCTATCACCATATCCTGTCTGTCTATCCCCGTGAACAGGGGAAATTTTGTAAAATCAACTTTCATAATATTCTTAATTAAATACTGTTATCCGCAATAAAACATAACCCAATAATTACCCATACATTTAACGAATCCGGACGCATAATCCAGATCAATGGAGGACATCTCTTTTCCTCCGGGGGCAGGCAGGATGCGCCCGCCTGTCAGTCTTACCCCGCCGCTCATACGTTTGAAGTATATGGTATGCCCCGGAACATCCGGAGGAAGTGTCACTTCTATATTACCCGTATTAATAAACATCACATTGTCATCATTGTTATTCAGGGAAGTGCTGACGGATATGTTCCTCCAGTTCCCCACTATGCCATGAAGAGACACATAACTGTCATTGTTCGGATGAAGGAAAATGTTACCCCCCTCCACGAACAGAGGAATGCTCAGGGTCTTGATGTGCATCCCGATCATGGCATTCGGACTCTGTATGTCAATTCCGGCATCATACGATATCCCTTCGATTGTGACAAATTTCGTGTTCCCTCCGATTTTTACACGTGCAAATGTCCTTTCGTTATAAAACTCTATCTGTCCGGCAGACAGGTTGAAACCGACATGGGAATCCGTCCCCTCATAAAGAGTTTTTGAGGACAACATGCCGGAATCTATGGAAAACGGACCGATACGTCCGCTATCCGCCGTGATTTTTCCGCTGATGTCCACATTGACCGCCCTGATACCGTCCGCATCAATCATGGACGCCTTGATCTTCTCGGTCAGCAACAGCTTGGTGGCGATAAAAGTCCAGCTCTGTGCTACTTCCCAGTATTTTATTTTCCCCGAAGCCACATTCTGTTTGGGGGTTTCCGTCGAAACCGACGTATGCGAACGGATGCACAGGTACAGCAGGTTGTCATAAAGTACAATGTCGTAAAACTGCTGCCCTTGCTTGCCCTCCAGGTAAGACACAGACGCCTCCCATACACGCATACGCATGCGCGCCCCCTTATCTCCCTTGTCACCTTTTGGAGCAAAACTGACCTGTCCGGTTCTAGTCACCAACGGCATATCACCTCCTTATTCCTTGGTTGTGATGGTCCATGCCACGTTGCCTCCTGCCTGCTGGCACATGTCCCAAGTACACGTGCCGGAAGTGGCTGCTGTACCGGAAGTAGACGGGTTAAGGACTACTCCTGCACTGTCCATGAACACGAAATAGAAAGTCATGTCCTTGTACTTGGTGGTACTTCCACGCTTGACCAGAATGGGCTTATAGACCACCGTGTCACCACTTTCCCGGATGGTCTCGTCCTCGGGCGTGGGATTCAGGATCAAATCAAACGGATCGGACGCATCCATTACGGACTGCGTGTCCTGACCGATGAGCTTGCCGCCCTGGTACACCTCCACTCTGAACACACCTGTCGTGTCAACCATATCGTTGGTGACGGTCAATGTCTGTGTGGTCTTTCCGTTCAGCACGTTCCACGCACCGTTGACCTGGTTGTACCACTTGTACGCCAGTCCGGTAGTGATCTCGTCACTGCCCATGCGCGCTACGGCTTTCAGAATGCAGCTCTGCCCTTTGTCCCGAAGGGTAAAATACTTGTTGTCACCGGCAATGATCGTCACATGCTTTTGGTTTCCGACCCCCTTGGTGATGGGGATGCTATAGACGAACTGGACGGTGTCGCTGGTATTCCCAACGGTCACGGTGGCTTCACCCTTGATGGTACAAGAGGCCGCTCCGCTCGCCTTGACCAGATTCTTGACGATCTGCAATCCGTAGTAATCCGTCGTACCGGGCTGGTAAGGGATAAACTTGAAATGTCCCGTCTCACCGCCAAACGTGTTGGTGGAGACATTGCCCGAGAACTTGATCTCGACATCATTGAAATACCATTTCATGGAGGAAGGGACCACCAGCCCTTCCGCCACCCGCGAAGAGGTGAGAATGAAGGACAAGACGGGCTTGAGCGAAGCGAAATCCGGTGCGATGTTCGTCGGCGCGGACGCTTCGCCCATATACTCCTGATACAGATCTCCCTGGTTACACTGGATGGCAGGCATGTATACGCCGCCCTTTTGCGAAAATATGACCTGTCCGGTCGCGCTGGCCAAACTCATGACGCTCCTCCTTCCCCGGTCGTTTCCGTACTATCCGTGCCTTCGGAGCTTTCGGTGTTGTCCTCCCCCCAAGAGGCAGGTGTGAATACTTCGACGGGATGGTCCGTACCGTCTATCTCTTCTTTCGCCGCCTGCGGGGTCAGGCAGATGCCGCCCGCTTCCTTGGCCCTGTCAAATACCGTGTCGCCGGGGAAACGTGCCACGTCCGCCTGCCACAATAATACATTGCCATCCGCTGTCCTGTTGCGGATATCGGTCAGATGCAACCGGTCGGCAACCTCCTTCGTTACTTTAATGTAAAATGCCATAATTCTATTGTTTTTAATGTTATCCAAATTTTCTTACTACTACCGCCTTGCCCCCCTGTGTGAGCACCTTGCCGCCTTGTGTCAGCGCCACGTAAGGGCCTCTGTCCTCCACCTCCAGCTTTAACATCATGCCGTTGCTGAAAGGTATCCTGGGAGAGTATCCGTCGGCAACCTTGGCATATCCGGCATCTCCGCTCTTCTTGACGTACCAGTGGCAGTTAAACATGGCGGATGGATTCGGGATAACCCCCATGGTATCCCGAATGACGGGTCTGGGAAAGATGGCGTAAGTCCCATCCGGAACACCCGTAGGTACGCCCTCCCAGTCGGCTTCAATCTTCGGAATCCTGCGGCGTATCACCGTAGAGACTGCCGGGTCCGATGTGCCCGGGGTTGATGCCGGAGTCCCGGAAGCCGCATAGGTGGCCTTGCAGACAATCGTGATGTCATCACCTATATAATTGCGGTCAATCTTATATACATTCTTGTTCAGTGATACAAATTCCCAGTCGTTGTCACCCGCTCCTGTGGTTATCGCCTCCAGCGCTCCCGTAGACAACAGACGGTACCAGAAGAACTTGCATTTGCCCGTAGCCGTCACGTCCGTGTCACCTACCATCAGTTTAGCCGTGATGGTCTGTGCGGTGATGTCACGCACCGGGTTCCAGTCCAGCGTGGACGGGCTGTCTATCGTCAATACGGGGATCGCATCCGTACCGTCAACCGCGCGGACAAGACGGCTCATCTGAAAAGTAAACAGCTGTCCGGTACGTGTGTCGGCATATTCCGCGTAAAACTCCAGCGTGACGGGTTTTAGGACGGTGACATTTTTTTTCATTGTGATCTGTCCCTTGCTGTCACCGGATTCCGTAATGCTGTAGCCTGTGTTTGTCGATGTGATAAGTGTGCGTGTGGTTCCGATGCGCTCGTACCACTTCATGTTGGTCAGCCTGGAGTTGACCGCCCCGATTTTAGTCACCGCTTCCGGATCGGTGGCGTTGCACCGCGGAAACAGGACCAGCGGTGTCAGCGTATAGTCCGGAGTGTATTCAGCTTTGTCAGCCTGGTAGACCTGCATGTCCGGCACGCTGCCCACCACCTCGATGTTACAACTGGTTTGTAACAGCCGGTAGTTGATTTCTATTTTTCGTTGCTTTGTTGCCATTGTATAAAACCATTTTAAAATGTTACAAAATTCTCCGCCACTTCAAACTGCTGCCCGTCACGCAATAACGCCTGTGCTTTAAACGTACACACCCGCATGTTGGTATAATTCGGTCCGAGATCATCTATCGTCAGAGGAAGATTTTTCCCGGCGCCGGCACGCTTCACCGCCCATGCGTTATCTTCTGATACATTCCCGGTATCACGCGTCCAGCTCACATCAGCGTCAAGTATATGATCTGTCACGTCACGGTTGTACAGCTTGCCGGTAATATATAGCGTTGTGGAAAAAGTCTCGATATCAAAATACCACCCCTTTGTGCTGCCGATCTCTATCGTAAATTCCGGGTTCCCTTCCAGCATCGCCCATCCGGCCGCCGCATATTGCGGTTCGTCGGCTGTTCCCGTCATCAGGCACTTCCATTTGCAGCCGTAGTGCCAAACCGTGTCCGCCCGCTCCTGCGTATTGGTGTAAGGATTGTCAGAGGACGCGACTTCGGCCGACCAAAAGCCACGGTCCACCAGTTCCTGTACGGGCAGTCCCTGCCAGTCCACACGGTAAAGTTCACCGAAGATGCCGGCACGGGCGAATATGTACGAGTGCTTATAGTTGACGGGGAGATTGTCAAACAAATCCAAATTGGGCAAACGCCCCAATATCATGTAATAGTTGTTCTGTTCCAAGACAGGCTTCGTTACTCCTTCCAGCCAGACAAGACATTTATCCGTGGTGGCGGACAAATACCAGTAGCTTTGCCTGTCCTCATTGAAAGCGTTTCCTCTTCTGGTAATGATCGTCAACTCTGTGGGAGGATAGTTTTTACCGCCCGGCACCTCACTGTCCGGGTATGACAACACCGAGATGGAGTTGGCCGGGACATTCTTGGACAGCACGCGCATCCACGAGGCGTAATACTCCCCCGTTGAAAAGAGGTTGTTTACAATCCCGTACACTATATCACCCTCCTGGAATGCGGTGAAGTCATTCTCCCAGCGCTTGCGCAATTTCAGGGTATAAGTTCCGTCGCTCTCTAAAGCCACGGACTCAATGACTCCGTTCTCGGAATATGAGGTGTCGCCTTCCTGTGCGTTCAGACGGTTATAGATGACCTCCTTGAACACTGCGGAATCGCGTACCTCAAGACGAGACAACTGCATACGACCATTCCTGTCAGCTACAATACCTTTTCCTGCAACCATAGAATCTACCGCCTCACCTACCTCCATACCGCCTAGAAGTTTTAGTAGATATTTTGTTTCATCATCCTGATCCTTACGTAGGTATATTTTTTTAAGTTCTTCAAGCGCTTTAGAGATTTCAAACAAGACACGAAGAGATGAGAATACATTGTTGTCGGTGGGGATTGTTTCATTATCCAGTTTGGAAATAATCTCAAGATAAATGCCATAGCCACGGATGAACTTGCGTAAATCATCTAATGAAACTTTGCGCCCGCTGTTCAGTTCCAGAAAATCCATGCCGGTTAACACATTGGTTTGTGTCAACTGGTCTATAGTAAGGCTGTCAGCTTTTAGCTTAGCTATGATCTTATCAGTGAGTTCCTGTAATTCAAGTTCCGTCATACAGTCAATATTTTATTGGCAACTTTTCTAAAACTTTTGTCATCAACCCGACGTATCTTTATCAGGTTCTCGCTTTCTGTATAGTCCACAATCTTTATATCCTGCAGTATCTGTTTGAAGATATAGCTCTTATAACCCTCAATAGGCTGGCTCATTTCAGGGACATTGGCATCAGCCCGTATAAAGCGTTCCCCTTCAAAATAGACATAAGTACAGCAGAGGATTCTGTTCAGTAACTCTCCGAACCATACGGGACATCCTTGTGCGTTACCAAGCGTGAATGTCTTCTGGGTAGTTTCCAATGCGTAAATTTCAGACAGATTGTTATCATATGTGGTGAACTGTTCATTATTCACACCGAATACCCAGTTGTCATCCATGAAACCGCCGGGAGCACGCCAGTCAAAGAAATACTGAGTGTCGGAAATCCAAAAGACAGCATCCTGTCTTTGTCGGTTGTCCTTCATCGAATACTGTATAAGGGTGGTTCGGGATAATTCAGACGTGTCAGACGTGATACGGAAAGGTTCGGAAACCATCCCGTTGATATCAATGCGGTAACATCCTTCAGCCAGTGCGGTCAGAACATGATAATAAATCTTGTCAGTATGGTTCATGCTCCATATTTGCCAGTCAATGACTGTTTCATGACCGGTCACTATGTTGATTACCTTGCCTGTAATCGGTCGTGATTCGGAGCGTGTTATAACCTGTATCATGACTTCATCAGACGGGGCGAATATTTGCATATATTTGCCGGAAGCCCTGCACATATCTGTAGAAGGCTTGAAAAAAATAGGAGTGAACGGACTTACTATATACATAATTTACACTATCTCTATCAATTCATATTTAAGTGCTTCGGTTTCTTGCGGCTTGACATCCAGAGACATGAGATTCCCCTTGAAAATCATTCCGTTCCATTCTATCTGTACAATCGTATTGTTCCAATCTTCCGGAAAAATGAAGCTGTCTGTGGAAAATTTGATATTTCCAGGACCGAATAGCGGGTCATCCAAGGAGATGTCTGTATTCACAGCCCTGCCATCCAGTTTGATGCCGGCATTACCTTCAGTTGATGCGAACTTTAACAGGCTGGTGAAGGAAGCCAGATAACGTTTGTTCGCCTCAATCATATAGACAGGAGCCAGCGGTGCATTGAATACGCTGTTGGTATAGGCACCCTCAACCATAATGGTTCGGTCTACAATATATTTTCCCCCGTTGTTGATGCATTTTACGGCAAACACCTGTTTGTCGCTGTCAGAACTGCTTGTTTCCTCACCCCGTTTCCCTATGAGCTCTTCAAATCCGTAACAATCGGCACGGTATGGGGATATAAGCGACAGTTTGCTGTTGTTCAGTGTTACACCTGTTGTATAGGTGGTGCTGAAATTGAACTCATCATTGCCATTGTTTCCAAGATCATAATCCTGTTTCTCATAGCCAATTTCAATTTCGGAATAAATCCGGCTGCTGTCAACGGAGTATTCAGGCTCTGATATGGAGTGTATGGTTTTCAGATTGGTACTTCCGAAAACCTCATCACGATGCTTGAATACGACATAAGGAACCTTCTCACCCTCATTCACGTTTTCCTTCAAAGTGCATTTCATAAGGCTGGTACCGACAATCACATAATATTGCTCATTTGTAAAAAATACCATATCCGTTCTGGCGCGGTCCGCAATGTTATAATTGGATGAACCGGTGAAAGAACTGTAATATTTGTCATTGTCCGAATACATGAATTGTTTGCTTCTACGTACATACAGGATGTTGGATTCATCCACTGGACCTGTGAATGAACCGGAGTCAGTCTCAACGGAGATTATTGTCCCTCCGAAAGTCTGTACACCCTCATAGTCGGATAGTCCGATATCATAAAGCTGGCATTCGAGTAACGAGGTCTTTTTTGAACCGTCATCATAAACTGCATGATAATACATATCATCCACTGTATCATGATAGTATCTGTCTTCGTGCACTTTATATGATTTGTTGGCATTGTCGTAAACCTGATATCTTTCATAACCGGGGAAATTGGGGGAACGGTCAAGAGTGATGGAAGCATACACAATGGCTAGGAAGTAACCGGCTGTGGTTGAGAAATGTAGGGTGAAATTATCTGTTATGGATGTAATATTTGCTTTGTATGTAGTAAATCCTTCAAAATCATGACTATTGTTTAGTATGTCCGCATAGGGCAGGTCGGTATTGGGCCGGCTTTTCATTTCAATGGTATAAACATATCCGAATACGGTTTCCATCCATTCACAGAACTTGCTGAAGGAGGAATAAATTTTCGCTTTCTCAAAGTTTCGTATGCTTTCGGCTGCCACAAGACGGGAACCGTTCAACCGCCAGTTGTCCTTTTCTGTAAAGGCGTTTGATATATATGTGCGGATGGTCGGTTTGATGCTGCAATAAATACGTTCGCTGTTGGCGCTAATGGATTCCAGTAGGCGGCTGAGCAATTTCAAGGGTGATATCACATCAATATTGACAGGATCGCCCAAGTCATTCCATGATGTGATACCGGTATTATTATGAATCCTGACCGTTCTTCCATCTTGAACGGACATACGCTGATGGTTGAATATAGCGTATTGCAATCTCTCACCGGCAAGCAGCTTCCCGCTCCATTTGACTGCGCTTGTGTTCGTATTCGCATCAAGACCCAGAAGATTTGAGTAACCGCATGTCAGAAGCTGTATATTGCCTGATGTGGTTATTTTACATAGTACATGACCGAATTTTTTAGATTCTATGTAAAAGTTGGAAAAATCTACTGTCACATAATTATCTTCGATGCATTCCAGAAAAAAAGATGAGGTGCATGAGTTTGCAGGAAATCCCCATCCGCAATCTGTTCCGGATTTCAAGAAGGTTTCTTCCTGGTCCACTGTGACAAAAGAACGGTTGTTCACTTCATTGGTAACGGTATAATTTACATACGGAATCCACCACCACGCATCTTTGGGGATAAATTTTTCCATATATTCCTTGTCTTCCACGGTTTCCCCGATAATTTGGAAGGAAACCTCATTACGGATACGCACACCATCATAATTCAAAGGAATGTCTTCACGCATCTCAGATACAGGATACTCATATATTGTACCTTTATTCGCCTTTATCAATGCGGCGGCAGAGTTATCTATACAGCCTATTCTTGCCCGGTATGAATCATATTTGAATGTGGAGAAGTCATGGGGACATTCAAAAAGTTTGTTGTAGGTCCAGTTATTGCTGATGCCATAAACGGCAAAGGAGGCCAGTGATTTTAATTTGTCTTTGTTATATAATGAAATGAACCGCTCTCTGGCTTCCTCAACGAATTCCATCGTACTGCCACATTTACGGACAACACCCCCCAAATCCACACGGGTGTATGTGGTCTTTATATCACTGATATTGGCAATCATGCGTGATACGTCGATACAACTGTTATCAGCTGTATCGACCGTATCGGAACCAATCATCAGATAATATTTGCAAATCATACAATCATAGTTTTACTTTCGGGCAAATATAGAGAAAAAGCCGGCCGATACTCCGGCTGGCTTTAATTTTGGAAATTCTTGGAAAGTATGACTGTAAATTAATGTATTGATAATCAGTGTGGTATTGTTCTAGCGGAATGGAATGCAATTTTATTCAGTCTTAATAGACTGTAATCAGATTCTCTATTCTGAAGCATCTCATTTCGTTCTTTCGGGCATCAAAATAAGCGAATGTCTTATAGCTGGGTTTCGTTATTCTTTTACCTCTTACGGTAGCGCCGGCAGGGAGGTTCATCAAAGTGCCTTCGGCGTATCTGATGGATCCGTCTGTCTTTTCATAAGCGAATCTGACTGTTTCAGTTCTCATTTTCTTAGCCAGCCTGTAGAGCTCCCATGCCTTGAGCATACAATATCTCCAGCTCTTTCCTGTAGCTTTTAATAACTGGTGTGCATACTTCATTACCCTCACTCTGAAATTTGTTCTTGTTTCCATAAGTTCTGTTTTTGGTTTGACTTGTTGTTTTTTATTGTACTATAAAGATAATCATAATAAACAAGTTTTACAAACAGGAACTCTTCCATTTAAAATGTACGAACTCTATTTAACGGTTAAATCCAGTTCGTTCCTCAGCAGTTCCCGACCGTAAGAGATACGGCTTCTTACGGTATTTACTGGTATTCCGACCATTTTGCCTATTTCTTTGTATGAATATCCGTGTGCGTAGTAAACCACACAGTCCATACAGCAGGTTCTGTTATGGCATCTCCTTATTGCAGCCTGAATGTCATGTACCATCAAGTCATCAGAGGCTTGATTATGGGAGAATATCTCTTTAATGTTGTCACACCCCACAAATCGGATTAGTGATCTTCGATTATAGGCGGTGATATAGGTGTTCAGCATGATAACCTCACACCAGGGTTTCAGAGCCCTGCCCTCCTTGAATTTTTCTTTATTGCTTAAAACCTTATAGATGGTGTCACCGACAAGATCCTCGATATCGCATACGGATGAACAGTATCTTCTTGCTATTTTGAAAAGCCATGGATACAAATCTGCTATCTCACGATTGAAATCAGTCATTTTTTCACAATTTTAAGGGTGAATAATGATGATTCCTCACTCAGATTCTTTTCAAGCTCAAGATGATACATCTGCGCCTGTTTTAATAATTCACTTGCGGAATTTTCCAGTTTGTCGATAAGCGTGTCAATATTCCTTTCAGAGTGGCGGAGGGTGCTTTTCAATTCTGATAACTCGGAAATAATCCTGTTGCATTTCTGATCCAAACGATCCAGACCCGGCAATATGAGAGCAGCCAGGGCATTAACTATTCTTTTATTATTCATAAGTAAGTTGTTTGTAATTTCAAGAATAGTTACTAACTGTCTGTCCGAAAATTCGATACGTATTTAAAAAAGCGGGTGGAAATAAAAAGAATAAGGAGTTTTATCTGCTCCTTGTTCTTAATCTTATTTCAGTGTTGGCGCGCTGGACTATGTTAGCGTAAACAGCGGCATTTATTGTATGTATGTCAATTTGCATTTTAAAATAAGTCATGACAAACGCTATTTCAGAATCAAAGGAGGCACGGATCGCATTTTCATTTATGGCAGGGTTATCTGCTACAGCCATATCCTCTGTTCTTTTTTTATAGAATTCAGCCTCATGTAACATATTCTCAACGGCCTTTTTGAGTCGGTCATCCGTCAGGTTAGCAGGGAGGCTCTCTTTTAGAGCTTCCCTCACCTGTTCGTATCCTTCAAGAATACAAAGCGATTTGCATAGTTTTAACAGGAAGATCCGGGCGTCAATCTTCAAGGCATTTTCTTTCTCAGCCATTATGGCTTTTACACCAGTTGGATTCATGAGTGTCCTGTATTCAAGGATGAACCGGGATGCAAGTTGTTTCATTTCTTTCTCAGAGGCATTCTCATTTTCTTCAAGCAACACAGAATTGTCACCACAGGACAATTCAATGAATTGTGCCAGTGACAGCTGGTTCAATCTCTCAATCATAATCTGGTTCTTTTATAAAGTTCATAATTAAAATCATAGGTATCACGATGCTGCTGCTTTGCCATCTTACGCATATCACTACGCATTCCTTTCAATTCATGGTTTAAGGAGGAGTAATCGTTGTTGACCACAATATTGTTCTCTGTTTTTCCAACGTGTTGCTGGCTGATATTGAGAAAGTCAACGGAGGACAGATGGTATAGGCTGGCATCGGGGAGTACTTGGGTTCCACGGGGAAGGTCTACAAGCGTAGGAACATCAGGTGTTATCCATGCTTTGCCACTGTAGACGACAATTTCTTTCTTGCCGCCATCGCCGACAATGGCAGGACCTCCTGTATGGTTGTCAGTTCCTTTGGCATATTTGGGAATCGGAGTTGCCATGATAGTGGCGACTTGTACAGCGCCCATGGCTCCGACTAATGCAGCCAGTACAAAATTAGGTAGTGCTTCGGTTATTGCTAGTGCTGTTGCTATGCTAGCATTGGCGATATTTGCAGCTTTATCCCAAACAGCCTGTTTATATTGGATATCCTGACGTCTTTTTTCCAATTCTTCTTCCTTTTTACGGGTCTTGTCCTCTGCGGCACGCTTTCTGGCCTGCGCTTCTTCCTCAGAAATAATTTTCTGCTCCTTTAGCAATTCTATTCTTTCTATTTCCGAGTCATGGGCATCAGTGTTCGCTTCGGACTCTTCCTCTATCTTATCCAGTTGCCCGTCATACAAGGTTCCGACCAGATCGCCGATGGTACTGACAGCCTGTGATGCTGTCTGAAGCCATTTTTTCAGATTCTTGATGCGTTCCTTGTAAGCTTTTTCTTCCGCCTTGTTAATTTTTTCAATGGCTGTAATCTCGGCATCTGCTTCCTTATTAGCCAGATCAGCTTTCAACTTACATAATTCCTCGGTAAGTTTCTTCCGGTCTTTTGCGCTTAAGTTGTCAACATTCAATTCCTGTTCAATGGCATCAATGGCGGCTTCTGTAGTTTTACGGACATAATCAAGTTTGATTAGGTATTCTTCTTCTGCATATTGCTCGGAAGACATGTTCTCTGTTTCTTTGCGTCTTTTCAGATTTAATAAATCTGTCTGGAACTGCCTGTCACGCACAGCCTGTTCGGCTGCCGCATTATCAGCAATTTGGAGAATCTGTTCGGATGCGAATTCTTCCAACAGGCCCTGTCTTTTTTTCTTATACTTTTCATCAATAAGAAAGACATCCTCACCGGATTTCTCGGCGGTGTTCATCTCCTCCTCACGCTCCAGATCAAGCATCTTTATCTTAAGGTCTAGTTCTTCCTGAGTACCTTTTTGTATTATGGCCATACGGTTTGAAAGATTATTTTTTTCAGCGTCTAGGGCAAATTTGATTTTAGCATCAGAGATTTCCTTTTCCATCTTTTCAGCAAGGTTATTTCTAGTAGCGCTTTCCTCCTCACTGTTACCTCTGATTGCTGCGATTTGCCTGCTATAATTCAGACTGATGGATTTAATCTGTTTTTCAAGTCCTTCATCCATCAATGCCAGTTCGCTTTGCTGATATTTCTCTTTTATGGCTAACCTTTCTTTCTCAGCTTTTTCAAGGGCTTTCTTCTCCTCGTCTGTCAGTCGGGTGGTGCCGATAGTTACATCAGTGGAATTTGATATTTTCCTGATATCTGCAATCTGTTTTTCCAAAGAAGTCACTTTAGTTACTTTATCCAGATATTCATTCCAGGTTTTTGTCTGTTCCTCGCTGAATTCGGCATTTGTCTTTTCCAGTCCAAACGCCTGTTTGAAGAATGAAGCATCTCCCATATCTTTCCATAACTGCTGGTTCTCATTATAGAATTTATTCCTTAAGGACTGTTGCTTTGATAACTCTTGCTCCAAAATGGCAATTCTTTCATTTTTGGCTTTTTCCAATGCTGTCGTTTCGTCATCCCCGGCCTTCAGATATTCATCTTTCAAACGGTTTATGGCAATAATCTCAGATTTTATGGATTCCTCCGCATAAGGGGATGCTGCTCTCTTGGCTGTTTCAACTTGCTTATCCGCAAGTTGTTCCGCGTTCATTAGCCATTCATTTATTTTGCGTATGCCATTTGTTGCCATGTCGATAAAATCCTTCATGGCTCCGGTATTGTCCATTATAGTCAGCATCAAAGATTCCCAGGCTGATGATAAGTTATACAATGCGCCTTGTACATTGTTCCCCATAGTATCGGCCATTTTATTCAAGTCATCTTCCACTCCTGTAATCTGGTCACGGAGAGGAACGATCTTGTCTGATGCGGTCAGAAAGGCGTTAAAAGCTGCCACACTTCGTTTATCGGTCATTTCTAGTGTGGAATTCAGATCAATCCCTTGTTCTTTTAATCTTTGCAATCCGTCAACCAATTCCGGTAATGTCTTAACCGGTCCACCAAGAGCTTGTGCTAATTTACCACTGCCATCAGCCAAATTCAGTAATATATTCCGGGTGGCTGTAGCCGACATGGAAGCATCAAATCCTGCGTCTGCCAGTTTGCCCAATAAGGCCAATGTGTCTTCTATTGTGAAGTTGAAGGCCTTGGCAACAGGTCCGACGATGGGCATTGCTGTCTGAAGGTAGGAAAAGGAAAGGGCGCTCTTGGTTGTTGCGACAGCCATTGCGGATACGTACCGTTCCGTTTCTTCCGTATCAGCCCCGAACATACGTAGAGCCGCACCAGCCAAAGCAGCAGCTTCCGGCAATTCAGCACCAGTAGCCTGGGCAAATTTCAGCACTCCCTCGGTCATATCAAGTATCTCTGTCTTGGAAAAGCCTAATTTGGATAATTCTATTTGCAGGTTGGTCGCTTCTGAGGCGGTGTATTTTGTCGCTTCTCCCAAACGCCTAGCATCTGCTGTCAAGTCTTTTATCTCTCCTTTGGTCGTACCCAATATGGCAGCGAGCTTACTGTTTGCCGCTTCAAAATCAATAGCTGTATTAACTCCTTGTCTGATAGCTCCTGTCAGCTTTTGAATTCCTGCAATAACCGCTTGAGCACCTAGCATTCCTTTGATCATACTGCCGACACCGATTGTTACTTGGCTTATTCCGCTGTCGAAGCTTGTTTTCAACAGATTGCCCGTACTTTTAGCAATGATTCCCATGTTCTTCATGGCGGAATTACCTCGTTGAATCTCCATCCATGCACGTTTTATGGATTCGGTATAATCACCAACAGTCATTTTCTGCTGGGTGTACCGGTCAGAATTACGCTTCACATAATCAGTATTAACCCCGATGGTGGAGTTTAGACGTCCGATAGTCTGGATATATTCCTCATCCGTGTCCCGTACAAGTTTCACAGCCTTGCGCAACAGCCTGTTCATGTCGTTAGCTTCCTGAATGCTATGGATTTCCTTGTAAGTGGCGGCAATGGCATCAGTTATAATCTTTTGACGCTCCTGTTCTGTTACGTTGGCAGATTTTTTAGCCGTATTCGAGGCTCTTTGAGCCTTTTCAACTGTAGCCTCTGCTTTGGCCAGTTTCTCCAATGATTCGGCATTTTTTTTGCTGGCATCGGTAAGCTTCTTCATCTGTGTGGCTGATAAGTTGCCACTCTTGATTTGTTCATCGAGGTTTTTGGCAACTCTCTCAGCCAATTCAGATTGTTTTTTTAATGCTGCATTCAAATCATTGGTCGCACCGTCAGCTTTTTTAGCCTGGGTTATAATGACAGCGTTTAGCTTGTCCAAGTCACCGACAACTTCGACATTCATTTTTAATCCTTTAGCCAGTTCCTTGGCTGCGTCGCCGTAAATAGACTTTACTTTCTCTATTTCCTGACCAAGCTGTTTTACCTGTTCTATTTCTTTCTCATCAAC